GTAAAACTATTGTCCCCGCTAAAAGTGTTATCGCCACTAAAAGTATTGTCGCCGCTAAGCGTGTTGTTCAGAGCTAGCCCAGCTTTTTCTGTGTCTAGTTCGCTAATCGCTCCTTGCACTGTTGTAACAGAAATATTACCGGCGGGGGTGTAAGTTACCAGAGCGTTAAGCGCGGCTGCAACGGGGCGCAGTTCAAGGCGATCGCCAGCATTGTATGCATGGGGATTTGTACCATCTTGCGCACGCACTACAGTCATAACATCCGTGGCACGGGCTGTGACCTTAACAATTTCGATATTGTTAGCGGGATCAACAAGGGTAGCGTAAAAATAGTCTCCGGAGCCTGCAACTAAAACAGGAAAGAGCGCTCCCTGCCCACCAGACACAGTAATTGTCGTATCAACACTTGGGTCATTGCCGATGGAGGCAGCAAGTGTTCCTGAAGCATTGTTGGTAAATTTTACTGTCATGTTTGTTCCTCGCTAATAGGCATTTCCACCCAGTTTGTTACTTCTTCATCCCAAGAATACAGTTTGCCGTCAGTTGGACAAGCCACTGGCGGATCCCATAAACAAGTTTCTTCGTTTAACACCCACGATGCATACCGTTTAGGGGGGATAAACGCATCTCGACTTGCATCATAAGTAAACCCAATACCTGCGTAATTTTTACGAATTCTGCCATTATAAGATGTTTGAACCCAATTTCCGCCAAATAGAGACAACAAAAAGTCAATTCCTTTTTGCTCAACTTCCTGTCCGTGCTCATCCATCAGTTCGCTGTTGTTTACAACGACTACTTCAGTCACATAGTTTGTCTCGTCAAGTTTTGCAAAATGTGCCATTTATATCACCATGTAATTGAGCCAGTACCTGTGAACTTATAAATTCTATACCCGCCAGCTACTGTAACTGTTGGCGAGCCTGTGGTAGAAACTGCGGCTGCGAAACTGTCTGGATAGCGCAAAATAAGAACTCCGGAGCCCCCTGCAGACCCGGGGCGGTTATAAGGCGAAGTTGGGTAGGTGTTGTAACCTCCTCCACCGCCACCGCCAAGATTGGTTCCGCCCGGTGTGGGTGAAGTTCCAGAAGTGCCACCACCTCCAGCACCCGGAGTTCCTCCGCCATTACCCATACCTCCGCCACCATAGTATGTGCTAGTACCACTAATAGCGTATTGAAGACCCGCACCGCCTGAAGAATCACCGACATAATAGCGATCATTACCTCGTGCGCCTGCACCGCCGCCACCGCCGCCAGCGCCAAAATAGTTTCCAACACCGCCTTGGAAGCCTTGTCCAGAAACTCCAGTTCCGCCCGGGGGTTCTGCGTTTTTACCACCGGCTCCACCGCCGCATCCGCCATTACCGCCCGAAGTTGATTGTGAACCTCCATATCCACCGCCGTATGCCTGGACTAATATACTTCCGCCAGACACTTGAAATTTAGTATCGGTTCCCGGCGCAGGAGGCGGACTAGAATCGTTTCCACCACCATTTCCACCGGCGCCGATGGTTACAACATATGTTGTACCGGCGCTAACACTGACCGACGCCCCATTCGGGGTTTTTGGAGTTTCTGCTCCGTAGTACAAGAGACCACCCGCACCACCGCCGCCACCAATACCATCTCCACCGCCACCACCACCGGCAACAGCCATTAATTCAATTGAGGTTGGGCCTGCATTTGGGGAAACGCTATTACTTGCTGCACTTGCTGTTCCCGAACCAACTACGTTGGTTGCCACGACCGTAAAGGTGTAAGCGGTTCCGTTCGTTAGCCCTGTAACCACAATCGGAGAAGATGCCCCAGAAGCCGTAAATCCTCCCGGGCTGGATGTAACCGTGTAAGACGTAATTGGCATACCGCCAGTACTTGCCGGGGCCGTAAATGAAACTGTTGCCTGTCCGTTTCCTGCGGTAGCCGACACACTTGTTGGGGCTCCTGGCACTGTGGAAGCAGCGGGCCACGCTGATGCTTTTTTAGCAAGACCTTGTTCAAATAACGACCATACCCCGCTAGCAGATCCGCTGGTTGGGGTATTTGTAATACCGATCAAGCCGCCATTTACACGCCGTGTCATTAGCTAATTTCCTCGTAAGAAGCAATTGCTTCAAGTTTGTTGGCGCTGTTTGCAGTTAAACGAAGGGTGTCACCTTCTTCCAAGTAGATTGATTTATTTAGAAGATCCAACGTGGAGTTAGCCGGGACAGATACAGCGGTTGCAAATCGATACGCAGTAGCAGATCGATAAATATCAACCGTAATGCTGTACGCAGTTGAGTTTTCAACATTAGATACTAATAATGAATTAACCTTGATAACTTTATTGCTTCCAGCAGTGTTTGTAACAATTGCAGTGGCAGATGTCCCAACGGCTTGTACACCCGTTTTACCTGTAATTGTTGATACGTTTACTATGTTAGGTGCTGCCATTTTATCCTCCGAAGACTATTGCCATAGCGATTGCTTTACCTGTTGAGGCAAATGCAGTGCTGTTTTGTGTAGCTGCCGTGCCCAATCCTAAATTACTCCGTGCTGTAGTAACGTTTGCTACATCAGACAAATTATTTGACGCTTGTAAGGCTTCCGTAAATGAAATAGTTTGATACGACAAAGCCTCAAATTGATCATTTAGTGCTGCGGCACTATTAAGAACAACGGTTAACCCATCCGATGCTGTGTAATCACTAGGGGCTAAAAGAACCCCGTTTAAAAACACGTCTACATACCCAAGGACATATCCACCGGTAATACTAAACGTCGTCTGCCCAGCCGTGGCAGTAGCAGAAGTAACTGACCTAACAGTTTGTCCGAATGGGGGAACACCAATATATGCCATAGTTAAATTCCATTATCGTCAAATGGGCCAGTAGGCGGGGTGAAATTACTGGTATAGCGAGCGTATCCTTTGGTGATCCGAAGGTCGTCTAGATAACCACTTAGGTCGTGACTTATGTTATTAAAGTCCATGAAACGACCAACGTACACCGGAGCCGTTCCGCTATACATGGATGTAAATGTACCTGTTGTTCCTATTTGCGTTCCGTCTTTAAAGATTCGGACGCTGCTACCAGACCTTGTGACCGCAATGTGCATCCATGTTGCTGTTGGTAGTGTTGCACTTGCTGAAATAAGAGAATCGCCGGTACCGAGTCCGTTTGTAGACCAATAAAAACGCACAGTTGATGGCCCAACATTTACACCCCACTCTCGTGCGTTGCTGGTTCCTTTGCTTATCACAAAATTGTATGTTCTGTCTGCCGATAGATAGACCCAGAACTCAATAGTAAAGTCTCCAGAACTTAGGTCAAACATCTTATTGTGAGGTATAATAAGAGGGTTTGTTTCACCTGGGTTGAAGTACATAGACCCGCCGCCCCACTTACTTTGGACAGTGCTTATGGCTGCGTTACCAACAGTCTCTAAGTCATTAGCCATGGCATTATCAACAATAGCCGCGTTGGTGTAATTTAAAAGCAGTTGAGTACTAGAAACTGCGGTTGGCGGTGCGGTTGGAATCGTTATAGTGGACCCAGAATAAATACCGCTTCCAACGATTAAACGCAAACCACTAACATGACCTTGAAAATAATAGTTTGCCAAATCGTTGTAATATCTTCCAACTACCAGACTTGAATTGGTGGTTGATCCTGTATTTGTTATTTGCCCAACTCTAACGCCGTTAAGATAGCAGCTAACATTGTTGGATGCTGTGCCTGTTCTTGATATAGCAACATGATTCCATTGGCCTTGCGGAATAGATGCAAATCCAACTGCTGTGCCATTAAACCAAAAATTCAATGTGTTATTGTCTGTTGTAATACGAAAACCAGTGGACCCGCCATTACCTGATGCACTGAGTATTCCCTGGTATCCTGAAGGTTGATTTATTTGATAAAACCAAGCCTCAATAGTAAAGTCTCCTGTTGCTACAAAAGCAGATTGGTTCACACTTAAGAAATTACCGCCATCAAAATAGACTGATCCACCGTTTGCACCGCTTGTATAGGCTACAGTAGCTGGAAATGGAGAGAAAGTTTGAGCTCTTGCACTACTACCACCTGCTGCTGAACCGACTGTTGCACCTGAGTTAGTAAGATACGCATTATTATAAATAAGCGTTGACACCGTTCCGGTAATTGAAGCCGCTACGTTTGCACCAGATGTTCCAACGCTGGTTGTAGTTAGTGGTGCGGTCGCAGGAGTAAAGTTTCCTGTGTACAGAATTTGGTTCTTGACAATACGAAGATTGCTTAAGTAGCCATAAATGTTGTAATACGCATTATCGCCACGACTTCCAGTAAGTGCGTAACCCATACCGTTAATACCAGTATTCATTGATGTTTGGGTTTTGTCCAAAACACCATTTAAGTAAATTTTACCGGTAGCGCTACCACTTGACCCCGAAATTGTAATTGCTACATGAGTCCATTGGTTAAGAGGAAGGGCGGTTGTAGAGTTAATATTAGTGAAATTACTTGAGCCCGCTGTTCCTATACCAACCGTGCCATTACTTGCGTGATATATATAACAGGAATCTGCTCGGCCAGATACGTTGTTTCCAAAAATTATTCCACCATATTGTCCACCCTGAGCAACAGGATAAAACCAAAACTCTACTGTCCACGATATGCCGGATAGTTCTGTCCATAGAACTTCGGACCAAGCAGTTAAGGTGGAGTCGTAGTAGTTACTCCACCGACCATTAGGCCGGGAGAACGGCGAGAACGTGCCTTGCGTAGGAGCGTTTGGCCCGGAAGCAGGGTTTCTGGTAATAGTGAAGTTATTAGTCGAGGAATCCTTAAAGACGTTGTTGTTTGTATCCGTGACCCCACTTGGCTGGTTGCCGTGCAGCAGCAGGGTAACATACCGAAAATATGCTTCGCCCAAAGTGACAGTGATTGAAAATGATCGGGGAGTAGTCTGATACTGAGGGTCAGTGACGTCTACTGAAAAGCTAAATGTTTGAGCCGTTGGTACCGCGCCAGAAACTAAACCGCTAGAAGAAAGCGTCACTCCGGCTGGTAAAGTTGATCCAGAAGTAAGGCTATATACAAGAGGAGTATCTCCTGTAGCAACTAACTGAAAAGAAATTGCTGCTGCGTTTTGCGTTCCAAGATTGCCAGCAGGAGTTGTCCATGCAGGCGTTCCGGAATACGAGATTCCCATAACGCTGATGGCTGTAGAACCATCTGGGTTAATAACAAATAAATTATATGTTCCGGCAGATTTTGCCGGAGTGACAAAAGTAATTTGCGTCGGAGAAACGTACGTAACCGAGGGGGCTAAAGTTGAATCAATGTAGACCGTAGGAGTAGCCGCAAAACCAGCACCAGTAATTGTTACTGTTTGCCCGCCAGCCGGATCAGCCGCAGTGTCATCCCCTGGATACGCAACACTAGCAACGCGAACGCCAAGATTGATATTGGAGTCAAGTTTAACTTGGGTGACTGCCCCATTGGCGATATCGTTTGTCGAAATAGATCCGACATCGTTTAGTACCTGAGAAAGATCGCGTGCTCTAGTCATAGTTAAATTCCGTTGTTCTCAAAAGCCGAACTAGGTGGGGTAAAGTTACTAGTATACCGCGCATATCCCTTAGTAATCCGAAGATCATCTATATAACCATTCCAATATCGTGGGCCGCCATATCCACCAGCAGGGCCGTAATACTGCAATGCCACTCGAAGTGGGTTTGTATTTACAGGCGCAAAACTAGTGGTAACGGTGTTGGAATAGTAACTTACACCATCTACAAATATCTTAAACGCCCCGCTAGAACGGGAAACAGCAATGTGATGCCAAGTATTAGCGGATAACGACAATCCAGAAGTTACGTAGTCGTACTGCGTTCCGTCATATCTACTAAATCGAATTTGATTTGACCCCTCAGATCCAAGATATGTCAAACTCCATCCGTTATAAGGCCCGCCGCCATTATATCCATCGCCAAGTGCAATAATTCCACGAGCTGTAGTGCTTAAAGTAGGAAAATAGAACCAGCCCTCTACTGTAAAGTCCCCTGTGCCAAAACCAAAAACAGGGTTATACGGAATAACAATATTGTCATCAACACCGTCAAAATATATAGACCCAGTTCCGTACTTAAGAACACTTGTACTAATTTGCGCCTGATTAACGGTCTCCAAGTTGTTGGACATGGAGTTGTCAATGATGCCGCCGTTGGTGAAGTTGCAGAGTAGTTGAGTATTAGTGATTGCTGTGGGCGGTGCTGTTGGAATTGTGATTGTTGCACCAGAATATAATGCGGTTCCTTTTAAAACACGAAGGCCAGAGATATAGCCCTGAAACTCATTTAAATATCCCGCATACTCCAATGCCCCAACTTTTATAGTATGACCACCAGAATCAATGTTTCCAGAAAAAGAAGTGTTTTGAGCAACACGAACTCCATCGTAATACAGGCTTAATGTACTTCCTGACCTTACGACAGCAGCATGATGCCAGGAGCCTTGGCTTATTGTGGCTGCATAGGATATGGTAGTTCCAGCGCTAGAAATTGTTCTTCCAAAATTTAATGCTGTTCCAGTTGTAGAACTATTACCGACAAGTGTGAGGTCATAAGCCGTTGTTATTGCTCCGCTAGTTGGAAAAGCAGAAAATAAACAAGCAGATCGCGCTGTGCTGTTGTTTAGCGAAGCATTTCCACTTATGTAAAACCAACATTCAAGGGTCATGTCCCCAGAACCAAAGTCAAATGCGGCGTTGTTGGTAACGCTAAGATAATCCCCGCTGCCATCAAAGTACCCAGAGCCGCCATTAGTGCCAGCAGCGTAGGACGCAGTAGTCGGGAATGGGGAGAATGTTTGGACGGACGCACCAGAACCAGTTACTGTAAACGTGTATCCGTTACTTGAAGCATCAATAAAACGATTATTTCGGCACGTTAAATAGATAGTGTTTGCATCGCTAGTCAGTGGAGAAGTTGACGCAGTAATGGTTCTAACAATATTTGATACTCTTAGGTTAGAAATGTAGCCGTAGTAACTTGACGTATTTCCTGCAGCGCCTTGATAACCGATTAGTTCCGCAGAATTTAGACCACCTGTATTTACCCCATTAAAAGTACCAGTTCCAGAAGCCACACCGTTTATATACATAGTAACTGCGCTTCCGTTTACAGTAACCCCAACTTGAGTCCATTGATTTAATGGGACAGAAGCAGTGCTTTCAACATACCGGGCTACTCCACCTTGGTCGTACCAGTAAAGACGAAGTTTATCGTTCTGAACGTGGAAATTTAAATATGTTTGTCCTTTTACAAATATAGGAGCACCTTGCCAAGGATTGGCTCCATTAACAGTCACAGTTGGGAATACAAACGCTTCAATTGTAAATGTAATTCCTGTGGCTGATCCCGTAATAAAAGAATTAAAAGCAGTTGTTGAACTACTTGTTATATAACTTGAGCCATCAAAGTAGTTCGACCACCGACCATCAGGCTTAGAGAACGGCGTGAACGTGCCTTGCGTAGTATTACCGTTAGGAATAATTGTAAAACCGTTAGCTGAAGAATCTTGAAATGTTTTGTTGTTTGTTGCATTAGCTCCATCGCCATGCAGGAGCAAAGTTACATACTCAAACTCTGAATCTCCCAGAGTAACAGTAATGGAGAACGAGCGAGGAGTTTCTTGCAGTTCTGCATCAGTCGCATCTACTGAAAAGCTAAATGTTTGGGCTGTAGCAGAAGTTCCAGAAATTACCCCGACGCTAGAAAGCGATACGCCAGCCGGTAAGCTAGATCCAGAAGTAAGGCTATAAGTAATAGCGGAATTACTAGTTGCTACAACAGACACAGAAAAACCTGCTGCGTTAAATGACCCAAGACTACCGGCGGGAGTTGTCCAAGAAGGTACTCCAGAAAACGAAATGCCATTAACAAATATGGCGGTCGCTCCATCTGGATTTACTACGTAAAGATTATATGTACCTGCAACTGTTGCTGGTGTAACAAAAGTAATTTCGTTTGAAGAAACAAATGTTACAGACGGAACTTGTACGCTATTAATAAACACCGCAGGAGTAGCGCTAAATCCGCCTCCATTTAAAGTGATTGTTTGCCCACCTGCAGGATTTGCAGCAGTGTCATCCCCTGGATAGTCAATACTTGCAACTTTGACTCCAAGATTAATCGCAGAATCTAATTTGGCTTGTGTCACTGCTGCGTTGGCAATTTTTGCTGTCGTAACAGCGTCATTTTGCAAGTCAGAAGTTTCAACACTTCCGGGAGCTAATGAAGCAATTTGTGGGGCAGCAGCAGCACCAATATACGCCATTAAGAAATCTCCAATACGGAACAAATCACATCAGCAGAAGACGCTACTGATGTCACTACTCGCAATAAGTCCCCAGTCTCTAATACAAGTTTTTGATCCCCACCAATCGGTACAAGGGCACCTCCGACGGGAACAACAGCGTCTTTAACTAAATAATATGTTGCTGCCCCGCTTGTAACAGTAATACTAGTAGTGATTGTGCTTGTTACAATATTAGCAATTGTTAAACCAATTACAGTTGTTGAAGTACTCGCAGTTACAATTGTAACCGGAGAGGTTCCAACTGCCTGAGCTCCGTAGTTTTTAAAAGTATTTGCCATAATAGTTATCCTAAAGCAATTGCCATTGCAATAGCCGCATCAGTTGGATCAGCAATAGCCGTTGGAACCCAGGTACTTGTTCCCGCATTCCACGCCGGGACATTCCCGTTTGCCGGAGCACCAGTTAATTCAATTTTTGCCGTGTTTAGATTGACAAAGTTTGAATCGACTTCGTTGTTGGTAAGGGGCGAGCCCTTACCTGCGCGGGTAACAATTACTGCCATTACGACACCGTTACAGTCCAGGTAACGCTCATAGAGTCGTTAGCCCCTTTGTTAACCACCGAAAACACGGTACGGCACAACATAGTTCCAGCAACAGCCGCATTAAAAATTCCTGCTTCTGTAACGGCGCCCGTGCCTGTACCGGCAGGGAATGAAGCTGTGTAAGTAACAACCGCACCTGTAGCAGAAGCCGAAGCCAGAGTTACTCGCCCAAGTTCGCTTTGCAGCGTTGTATCACCCGCAGCAGGAGCAGTAGTGCCTGAGCCGATTGCCATGTCGCTCATCACAGTAGCACTAGCGGCTACCATACGTGAGGCAACAAAATCTTTACCCACGTTGACGACTAAGTTTTTAAACGTTTCGTCAGTTTTGACATTCCCATCGGGACCTATCACAACTACGCGCAACATACCGGTAGGCTTGATTGTTTCGTGTGTATTCATTCAAAAAACTCCTTATGTAAAAGTTCGAGACTGCCCCACGTAATCTTCTAAAAAGTATGTAATGTCGCAGTAGTCCTGCATTACAAGGAGTCCCGCATCATCTAATACAGCATTATCAGCCTTTTGTAAAGAGGAAGCAATGGTTGATTGATCAGTTATAGCCGAAATATCTGTTAAAACTTTGGCAAATGCATAAGCCGTAGTATCAATTCCAGTAAACGAATCTGCAAAAGCCTTACTTAAAACTCTGGTTAAAACTTCTTGTAGAGAAACATTATCTGTTGGGTTTTTCCCAAAATTAATAACAGAAGAATCTGATTCTGTTACAGAATCGCTAAATACTTTGCCAAGTGTAACCGAGGCTGTATCAATTCCGCTAAACGTGTCTGTAATTTGCTTGCCGACAACAGCAAGTAAAGAGTCTGTTACAAACTGTAGTTCTGAAATAGTTTTGATTAACGCAAACTCGATATCTCCGTCCATGTTATCAACCATGAACACGGAGTCTGCTACACCTTTACCGGGGGTAACGGTTGTAGTATCAATAGTTGTGTAGGCGTCTGCGAAAACTTTTCCAATGTCGTAAGCAATATCTACCTGATCGACCATTGAAAACGAGTCAGCTAGTTGCTTATCAAAATCAATTCCGACAAATTCTTGAAGTATTGGTGTGTCGTCTAGTACTTTCGTTGTGGACAAAACAGTGCCGTCCAACGGGTTAACCACGTCGGCGACAAAACGCGTCGGGAAGATAACGCTAGCAGCTTTAATTGTAAGGTTTTGATATTCCGCTAAATACCCTACTTCAACAACATGAACTTCTGCTACAGCGTCATATATGACAACATAACCTGGGTCAACGTATGTGACTTGAGCTACAACTGCTGTTGTAGGTATTACTGGGAAACCCATTTTAGAACTCGGCTCTTACATAGAACTGAAGAACGTCAAAGATGGTTTGAATAACATTATTAAAACTAATTTCGATTTCGCCTTCGTACGTGCCTTCTGCTACATCAAGCGTGTTAGCAGGGAAAGAAAACGTAACAACGCCATCTCCACCACCATTTGGCTTTACACAAGGTAGAGTATGTAGAACTACAGTACCTCCTGTAGCGCGAAACTTAACTTGAACAGTCGTAGTAGGGTTAGACAAATCAATTGCGTCGCCGGTGGCTTTGTCAATAATTGTCAACGTAACTTGAGGCAAGTTGTCATTTTGTACCAGGCGAATAATGCTCATACGAACCTCTGATATTCGATACGGCCTGACGTACGCGACAAGCCTTTGTTTACACGAACTCGGGCTTCATTAATACCAGCCCGGAATAACCGGAGATACTCCATAGCCAGCCCACGATCGTAATACGGCTGCTTAGGAGTAGAATACAAACGATACCGAGCGCCAAACGAAATATATTCTAGAAATTGTTCGTAAATGTCTTCAGAAATTTCAGCAGAATCTCGCGTAGGCGCGTATGAAATACGCATGGATAATTGTTGCCCAGCAGTAACAGACGTCAAAAACGGCACAAGTTGAACTGCCGTATAAACTTCTCGCGTAATATACATCGGCTGACCTTCAACAGAACGCCAATCAGTATATCGATAAATACGAGACAGTTCTTCGCTTGACTTAGGAATTAGCAATACATCATTAGCGTAAGCCTCTACGATGTCTACAAATTTAGTGTCGGGAGGAACAATAACGGTATAGGTAGACTGATTTGCTACCAAGTTAACGGGCGCAAGGTCCGTCTGTAGATAGCGGCTTTTTTCGCAAAACTCAATACAAGCATTGCGAATGGCGTTAATAGCAATAAATTCTGGAACATCCGGGACGTACTGCACAACTTCCGGTAAAAAATCTTCATAGCCAACGGTAAGGCCGGTATTCACGACTCACCTCCAGGTCCACCAATTACCATGTTTGGAGACAAGCCAAGGTTAGGTGTGTTTTCCTTGTCCGTCTTATCGCGTGTATTAAGCGCAGCCATGAACGTAGTCAAATACCCAGCAGCCAACTGCAGTCCAGGAGCGTATTCAGCATCTTTGCTACAGGCTCTGTACAAAATGTAATCCAGTAACACAGTTTGATAAATATCATTAATTGATATGGTTTGTGATTCTGAACTTAAGTTTGCAGGAACAGCCGCATAGTTAATCTGGATATACCCGTTCCCCGTGTTGGGTGGATATACGTAAAACGCAGTTTGATCTTGGTCGTCAAACAAGAAATTTTGTGGCGTATCCAGTTTTAATGCCGAATGCCAATTAGGATCATATGCATCTAATAACTCACGCGACACTAAACGAATCGCCCGCCCTGGAGTATTACCAAGTTTACCCATGTAGCGAAAAACATCTAACAAACGCCAGCCATCAGACGGAATGGTTTGCCGAGTTCCAGCAACCATGTTCATAACAGCAATTTTGTTATTTGTTTGGGGGGACATCAGCGTAATTTGCCGCTGACCATCATTTAGCCAACTAAATAACTCGGCTCGAGTCCAACGCACGTTACTAACATCAAGTAACTGAATTGCGGCTTTGTCAATAATAGTAGAGGCTACAATGGTTCCCATATTGTCCTTTTAAACGGGGGCCGAAGCCCCCGAGTATTACGCAGATACTAAAGAATACCAGTTTGTGCCGTCAGTGGATACAAACATAGCATTTGTCGAAGTAGCAACAGATGCGCTGCCGTTCGAAGTGCCATTCATCGTACCGCCGACAGGAGCATAAACCAGCAGGGCATTAGCGCCACCATTCCGAACAACATAACGGCTTGCACCGTTTGTACCCGGAAGAATAGCTCCAGTACCCGAAGCAACTGTACCAAACACCGACACATCTGCAGTGATGGCAGTTGCCGTGGCTTGAGTTGCACCGGCTGCGGAAAGACCAGTAGAAGTTACGCTTCCACCAGCGATTTCTTTTGCGGCTGCATCCCAAACACCAAGCTGTACAAGTTTATTTTCAGTCGTCATATCGATCTCCAGTTCCTAGTTAAAGTAGGTGGGGGTTGCCCCCCCACCTTGGTTATTAGCCTGCTGCAACCAGGAGAGCCAGACCGTTAGCCTGAACAACCTGATAGCCGTAGACGTTCAATCCACGGATCAGGGTGCCGAAGTCGTTCGGGTTCTGGAGGCTTTCAACTTTAGCGATCTGCGATGCAAAGGTGATTGCCGACTTGTGACCAGCCATAATGGCATGACGCTTAGCCGTACCAGCCGAAGCACCACCCGTCCAGTTTTGACCAGCCAAGGCGCGGGGCAGCAGGTTGCTGACATACACCGTGAAACGATCAATTTGACCGATCTTGCCATTACGCAGGATCGAGGAGGGGTCACCCATAAACTGGGCTTGTGCCAGGTTGGACTGCATCAGCACTTGACGCTCGGTCGGGCCGATAACGAGCCAGCGATCGGTCTCAGGCACGTTGGTTTCGTCGAGAACAGACGACAGGGCAGTGATGCTCTGCAGAATGTTAGCGGCGGTCAGCGTGACCGGAGCAGTGTCAGTACCCAGGTTGAAAGCACCCGAGATTGCACCAGCGGTTGCACCTTTGTTGGTAGCAGCGCCCTGATCGAACGTACCGCCCAGAACGTCCTGGTCGATAGCGATCTTCATCTGCATGGCTGCGTCGTTAGTGAACACATCCATCAGCTTGGGCTTGGCTTGCAGTTCGAGAACGTTGTTTACGTTCACGCCGAAATACTTACCCTTGTTGATCGTGAGGCTGATCGTCGAAGGAGCAGGAATTTCATAAGCCAGGTTCTGACCGATGCTGTAGTTGTTGATGGTGATCGTCGGGATCGTGTTGATGATCACGGTATCGCCCATACCGGTGATGTCGCCTTGCCAATCGGTGTTAGCAATTTCACCAAATACAGTAGCGGCGTAGAACTTCTGCGCCAGTTTGCCGGACCAGAGGGCCGGAATAAACGTACCCGAGTATGCGGTACCTGCGTACGTTTGGGCTCCCGAGGGGGAGTTAAATGTTGCGTTGCCACCTACGGTATTAATTGGGTAGGTTGCGCCTGCGGTAATGGTAGACATGCTATTTCCTTTCTAAAGAATAAAAACTACCAGGGTTATAGCCACTACCATCACCGGTTAAATCATTATCTGACTCTTCCTTGCGAGACAGCGGCCACAATTTCTTTTTCCATACGAACCGCCTCTTCTTGGTCGATGTAGCCTCGTCGCCAATCATTGTAAAACTGCTCAATCTCTACTTGCGTATAGATGCGCTGGTTCACATCATTGGTAGCCGGGGGCGTCGATGCACGAGAGCGGGTCGGCGCTACTTGACGCTGAAGTTCTTGTTTCGGAGTTGCTTGTGGTTGCTGTTGCTGTTTAGGAGTAACAAGATCGCGGTAGGTATTAAAAATTGTAGCAACGCGATCAGAATCGAACGCCTCGTACGCATTGTTTAAACCTACTTGACGGGGCAACCCATAAACTGGGTCAACCTGGGCTAACCACTCCAAAAACCCCGAATCGGTATTTAACTGCTCCCAATCTGGTGCTTTTGAGGTCAGCGCCATCAGGAAACGATCCTTATCGGATACAACCTGACGCTCTGTTACATTCCCAAGCTGCGCTTTCAACTGCTTAATTTCATCCAATAGTTGCGATTCACGCTGTTGCAAAGTGGATACTTGCGACTTTGTAGCACGCTCAATTAAATCAATTAAGTCCGAACCAAACGCTTCTTTGTCATGTTCAGTGATTAGAGACTCTACAGAGGGGGGCGGGTTAGTTAGTTTTGCTTCAACCGTAGCTTTGTCTGCTACAAGCTGCTGAATCTGCGTTTTCATCTCGCGCAGTTCTGCGTGCAATCTAGGTACTTCCGCGTCATACATACCTTTAAGCGTGTGGTATTTATTTTCCCATTTGCTTTCCGGTATTTCCTTTGTAGGCTCCTGTGAAACGGGTTGCTGAGGTGGTTCAACAATAGGCGGATCGGGTGGTAGTTGGTTTGTTGGTTCAGTCTCCGAAAAATTATCAGGGTTTTCCTGGATTTCCTCGGTCTTATCACCACTTATGTGGGCTACTAACGCGTCTGCTTCTTCAACTTTTTGTTGAATTGCCTTGGGCAATGCCATTTCTATCTCCTTCGCTCCGACTCTCACTTCGCGCTCCGCCTGAACGGTCTGCGCTACGCGATAACGGTCTGCTACACGGTTAAATTAAAGTGGTGGGCTCCGACTTAACGGTCTGCCTACCTTCGTAACTTCTCGATCAGTTCACCTGATCGTCCTACTAGATCAAGAAACTCCTTGATCACACCAACTTCACCTTGAAGCCGGTAAATTTGGGTTGGTTCGCTTGCCACCGCCATTTTTTCAAGACTATCTGCTTTGCAGTTCCCTAAATACTCTAGCAATGGGGCAAACTCTTCTGACCTTAACAGCGTCAGACTGCGGGCGACCCTTTCGTCAATCCGCAGCACTTACTTGCACATACCGTCGGTTTTAGCCGACATCTGGGCATACTCTTTTCCGCCACGCTTGCCTTCAGCATCAACGTTACCGTCGTTGCCACCAGCACCCTGCTTGGCGGGACCTTTGGACATGCCATCGGTCTTTGCGGATTCCTGAGTGTACTCAGAACCACGCTTTTCCATCGGGCTGATTGCTTTCATCGCAACTCCTTTCTAAAACAAATTGATATATACCACTAAAAAACTACTACGTCAACACCTAGGCCGATGGCGTAAATCGATTTACCTGCGGCGATCCATCCATCAGTAAGCCTTGGTCCGGTCCGGGTGTCGGTGGCGTGCCACCGGCTTGTGCTTGCCCATTTTGTTGGTTAGCCATCATCTGCGCTTGCTGTATCGCATTGGCTTCCATAACTTTGCGCTTAACTACGTCTTCGGGCGGCACAATGTCATCCGTATTCATGTCTAGGCGTTTAGCGGCCTGTCGTAGCAATTCTGCTACACCTTCCATGCCTATGACCTGCTGGGCAATCGGAGAGTTCAAAGCAATACCTAGGAATTCGTTCTGGCGCTGCTGGATGGCTTCTTTTTCCATCAGGCTTGCCGCCCCTAAGGCTTGGATGTTTACGTCGCCTTTCAGGTCCGGATCGTCGCTGTAACGCATATTGTAGTAGTACAACCGGTCAATAAGCGGCTTAATTACGTGTTCGTCTATGTTAGCA